AACTATCTATGGTTCCTGAACTATCAATGTGAGCAAAAGGGCCACCAACCAATGCACTGGTGTGAGAGTCATTAGTAAAGGTAATATCGCCTCTGACCGTAATGTTTCCACGGAAAAGACCTGAGTTTACCTCAATGTCACCCGTGTCACGCTCCAATTTCCAACCAGAGGTATTTGCGGCATAGTTGTCTGACTCAAGATCATCTGTTACCTGAAAGGCTCCGCTTGGGGTGGAGAAGGTAATAGTAGAATTGTTCTGAGCGTCAAACTCTACTTTGTACTTTGATGACCACTCTTTGAATACAAGACTGCTGATCTCCACACTTGGCTGGCTTTCAGACCACCCTGACGTTAACCCACCTAATACAAGAGTGCTTTCGTTAAAGCTACTCGCGCTTGGAGTAGATGGCTGTGCCTGTTGCAGGGTCTGATAGTAAACAACCCCAGTATAAATTCTGGTGTCTGTAGAAACCACAGCAGCGTCAGTGGTAACTGAACCAGAGGCAACTGATGTACTTTCATTGCCGCTATAGTCTACAGCTTTGACCCAGTAATAGTAAGTTGTATTTGCAGCGAGGCCACCATCAACGAACTTATCAGAGCCAGAGAAAGCCGCAGGGGACGCTGGTTCGCTGTTGGATGTGTTCCTGTAAACATTATAACCCTTGAGATCATACAGGGTTGTTGCATCACTATCTGTTGTCGGCGCAGTCCAATCTAACGTGACATTCTTAGGCCCACCAACGGCAGTCAGGCTAGTCACAGGTGATGGCGCAGTCGTATCACCGCCGTGGGTGTAGGGTAACGCCGAAGCATAAGAACCATTAAATCCACTTGATGTTATGGCACGAACTCTCACATCGTATTGAGTACCAGTTTCTAATGGCCCAATTATAACTGAGCTATCTGCGCCATCTGCTTGAGTTACCTGATATGAGGTTTCGTCAACATCTTTCCACTCAACGCCATAATACTGAATGAATGAGTTTGTCGCTTTAGTCCAAGATACCAGAGCTTGACCAATAAAGGTTCCGTCCTCTTGAATCCCACCCTTATCTGCGACAGTAACATTTGATACAGTAAGACCACCCGATTGACTAGGCAGGTTGGTATTATTGTTAATAATGCTTTGTTCTTCAGCGTCCCAATCAAATGCAGCAGAGGAGGTCTCCCGAAGACCAAGGGTAACTCTAAGATCACCAGCGTCTTGGTCAGCCTTAAAGCCCCAGCTAACGACCTCAAATTCTTTCTCATCCCACCCGTAACGATCAAGCGTTAAGCTAACTGTGTCTCCAATCTGAAGATCAAAGGCACTCATACCAAACTCAGCACTAAAGGACATTTGCTCCCTAGCACGGAATAGAGTTTGTTTAGCAATACGCTGCGCTGTAGCTGAACCTGTGGTAAGCGGAAGGTCTAGCTGTAGTGGGTTGTCGTATTCATTATCTTCCGTGACAAATGTAGGAGAGGTAATAGCGGGGTAATCAAACTCCGTCCAATCTCCGCCACTATCAGTACCATCATCAACACCACCCCAGATAAATGTACCTTGGACAGAGTTAAAGTTATCCCGGCGAGAAGTCCTTGTGTTAAGGCTGATCTCACTCCGCAGGTCATCAAGGGTCAATGTCTTAACAGACGTACTGTAGACACCAGCTACTAGCTTAAACTGACCAGCACTATAATATAAGTTACCGACACAAGTACCAACCATATCTTGCAAGTTGGTTCTTATGTTAGCACTCGTAGTTATAACACCGTTAAGCTCGAATTTATTGGATTCACCTGAACCTGAGCTTGTGTCACAGTCATTAGCAGCAGTGGAAAAATAGGTGTCATCAATACTTGAGGCAAGGGTGTTCAACCCATACTCACTGACGAGGTAGTCACGGATACACAGAGCAGCATTAGCTGACCAACCCGTAGTAGATGTACGAGGGTCATAGACCTTCTTACCTTTGACTACAGCGGAAAATGAGGGTATGCCACTGGCAAACACATCACGGTTGTATTCCATCCTTACATAAATACAAGAGATGCCCTGACCCTTGAAGTTGGAAGGTGTATTAGTCTGACCCTCGTTCTCAAAGGTTGGCCTATCAGTCATGCTTTGAAGGCTGTTGTAAATATTCTGGTTACTAGCACCTGTGAACTTCTTGATGGTGATCCACTTGTCAGCACCACCTGCACCAGAAACCCAAGGTTCTGAAGTTACCTCATCGTTACTGTCAATAGTAACAACCTTATCATTGATGTAAATGTCACCGATCTCTTCAACCTCATGTCCAGCGAGGGTGATTATCATGTGGAGATACTTGTTGGTGTCGCCAGTAGATTCCATGTAGGTGATAGTACCACCCTTACGAACCTGACCATAGACTACATCCCAAGGTGCAGCAGCTTGACGGAAGTTACCCAGCAGCCCCTGTTGCATCTTAGGTGCAGAAGGCATGAGTGCTCTCATAAGAGCGCCAGCTACAAGTGTGGTAGCGACAAACCCCGTTAGCCAGATGAGTGCTAGAGATGAGGTAGATGTATTCAAAATAGTGCCGATGATAAAATTACCAACGGTATAGGGTTCTCTGGGGGTTTTATCCCAAGAGTTATGTTTAGCTAACACATTAAAAGGAGTTTTCATCTATTCTACCCAAGCCTCTGTTATCTCTGTCACAGGTATATAAACAACACCAGATTTACTTAAGAAAGCCGCTTTGTTACCTATGCAGATACCAAAGGCTTTACCTATAATTGTAGCTGCAATGTTCTTATCAGTAGCTACCAATGCACCTCTTGGAGGTACACCATTGACCCTAGTTAGTTTACTATCCACAGCTTCTTCTATCGTGTCAAAGCCAAACTCTTCCTTTAGCTCCTTGACCTTCATATAAAGCCCCGTAGTCTTGATGTAGCGTCTGTCCCAGTCATCAGCCCAACCATGTCCGTACATAGCTTTCCAAGCATCGTTAGTAAACATGAANCAGTCTTTTATGTGATAGTGAAATACTGTGTTCTTCTCTTTGTCTAGGTACTTGTACAACTCTGATAAGTCGGGCATGAACTATCTTTCTTAGGTAGGTTTAACTACTTCTCTTCCCCATGCTATTTCCCTGTCTTGCAATGCAGGAACAAAAGAAAAGAAGTCGTCTGTGGGGTGACGTAGTTTTTGGCTATTGTCGGTATATCTAAAAGGTCTTACCCTCTCAAGCTCAACTAACCTACTCTCAATAGTAAGTGATATTGTAGAGCTTTCACCACTGTCGGTGATGGTCATAACATCCATGAGGCCACCAAAGACTTCTATGGGCGTTTGCCCCTCAATACCAAAGAGTATTCTTGCATTACGACCCTGATAAGGTTCCTGTAGTGCTAGGCTAACAAGAGAGGAGCTAACGCCACTTAGGACTATATCAGCAGACTTAGCTGACATATCTGCAACCTCTTCTACGTTAGGGATACTCAGTAAGCTACCAGCGCCAACGTAAGTATCACCCCCGATAGTCTTATTGTCGTACCCTGTCCACAGACGTACAGCGCCAGAACTAAAGAGTAACTCTACAGCGTAAAATGGTTGTATCTCGCTGTCGGTGATGCCAGATATAGTTTTACTGCTCATAGTGCCTCCATAGCCCCAAAGGTTATACCGTAGGAATTAACGTCATTGATAGACCAAGAGGTCTCATTGCTAGATAGTCTGAAAGCACCCTTAGCTTCTGTAAGGTCTCCCGTAGCTCCTGTTACAGTAGAACGTAATGCAGGGTATATCTCCATAGTCCCGCTTGAGCTAATGTCTTGAACAACCTTATACAGTCGTGTGCTAGTGCCTGAACCTAAGCTAAACCAATCTCCAGCCTTAAGTGAACCGTTGATTGTGGCAGTCACACTACTAGAGCCAGAAGTGCCAGTTACAGACAGTGTTGTCGCTGTACCTCTGGGTGAAGTGTTCAGGGGATCACTTAAGTAGAACGTACCTGATTGACCCCTGAGAGCCAGTAGGAAGCCCACCCATGCTTCAGCTAGATCACCCTTGACTGGCGGTAGTGTAATGTCAGCTTGCCAAGCCTGACCACTGTAGACATGAGCTTGTTGCTGGAAGGTAAAGGGAGACCTAGAAA